TCTGCACCTCATCGAATACCATTCCCCCGTTCCAACTAACAAGCCCAGAAACATTTTCGCCCACGACCCAACGTGGCTGAATCTCTCTAATTGCTCTAAGCATTTCCGGCCAGAGGTGGCGGTCATCTTCCTTTCCAAGTCGTTTCCCTGCGTGGCTGTATGGCTGACAAGGAAATCCTCCTGTGAGGATGTCGATTTTTCCTCTGTGAATAGAGAAATCTGTCTTGGTGATATCTTCGTATGATTCTGCATTAGGCCAATAATGTTTTAATATTTTCTGTCCAAATTCATTCCATTCGCAATGAAAGATGTTCTCCCATCCCATCCACTCAGCAGCTAAGTCAAAGCCTCCTATGCCTGAAAATAGTGAGCCGTGATTCATCTTACTGCACCCTTATTATACTCAGCACTATTCCTAATAGGCTAATAAAAATAACAATAGCAACTACTTGCCAAATCTTTAATTTGAATTTCATATCTTAATATTTACCGCTTGTTCCAAAAACATAATTAGCTAACCAAGAATCTCTCTTTTCGTAATACTTATCACGCTGTATATTAACACCATTAGAAAGAATGGCAACATTAAGAAAACCAATATGATCAGTTCTCCTAACATTAACCATGCACGGATAATCCGCTTTAAACTCTTCCCACCTTTCAATGTCTTTCCTTTTAACTGCCACAACCGAAACATTCTACGTTTGGATTTTTAGGTGTTGCATATCCTAGCTTTATCTTTAGTTGATAAAGTCTTTCTGAATCTTCGGGTGTTTTAACATTACCCTTCAAAGCATGGTACTCTTCTTCCCACTCTTTTTCCATTTCTGCTATTTTATCTAGTATGTTCATTTATTAAAATTTCCTTTTAGGTGGATTCACCTTGTAGCAGTAGTCGTTACCACGCTCAGTCTTAACGTGCTTGTAGTATTCATTTGAACACAGGGTTTTAAACTTAATGTGTTCCGCTCTCAGAACGCCCGTGTTTCCTATCAGCTCTGCCGCTTTACCACATACCGGACATTGCCCGATAGCGTGAGGGTATTCACTAGTTTCCTTTTCTTCCATAGATTCAAATACTGTCATTCTATTCCTAGTTCTTTGTTTTTTTCGTGATTAATTTTAATTAGGTGATTGTTGAAGTCCAACAATGTGTTGAGGTCAGAATCTTCTAATATATTTAAGGAAGCATTAAGAATTGTGTTCTTAAAATCCTTGTTTTCTATGGATAAATCATAGATTAACTCTAGTAATTTACTTGAATTAGAACAAACATCATAGAAGTAAACATCCTCATCAGGCGATTGAGACATAAACAAGTAAGCCTCTTTATCATCTATTGCAATACGCTTCAAAGCGTTCATTATATCAAGGTGGTCATCCGTCATTTTCCATACATCCAAACGGATGCCTCTCTATAAGTTTCAAAATACTTTTCTTCCCCGTTTTTAATTGCTATAAAGTTACCTTTTTGTTCAAAGGCTGGTAATGGGTGTTTGTCTTTAACTTTCATTGCTTTTCTTTAATTTATCGTGTAATTCATTTAATTCAATCGGTATAGGCTTAAACAACTCTCTTGATTTAACCTCAACCCGTTCTACCAAAGATAATCCGTGTTTTTCAATTTTCCAATCTCTGTAAGCAGTTTGTTTACGATCTTCAAAGTAACTATGACAGCCGTGACAAAGGGCATCGCAGTTTTCTTCATCCCAACGGGTAGCCATATTAGTTCTGCCCATGTAATGAGAACAATGAAGCCCTCTAGCCTTTTCAGGGTATTTTTTCTTACACCTTTGACAAGTCCATCTATCTCTTTTTCTAATAAATAAACTAAACTGCTTGTCTAACTTCCCCTTTATTCCTTTGGGATATTTCATTTTAGGCAATCTTCATTAGACACTACTACTAATATAAAAACAACCACTAGTGTTATTATAAATAATGTCATGGTAAACTTGTTTTAAGGTTTGGAAAATCAGATTGTTTTATGTTACTCTTCCGGCTTCTACTTTGGGATCCACAATTACCACACCGAAAAGAATCATACTCATTAACGTAGGTTCTGTAATAACCATCTATTTTTAAATCATCCGAACTACATGAAGGACATCTAGCTATATCATCGCCGATAAATAGTCCCATATTAGGGTGTGGTTTAATCCAAGGTCTAAGCTCAAGATACACTTCTTCTAATAGTCCTACGTCACCACCACAATAATGATCCATTTTATCCAATGCCGACATATCACCTTCCATCACATCTTTCCATAACTTAAACCCTCCTGTTTCAATCTTACGACCTACGTTAAGGGCAGCTCCCAAATCATCTAAACGATTAGAAGATAAAGCCATTTGTTTTCTCGCATGAAGTAAGGTGTCAATCTCTTGGTAAGGACTAGGTGGATTCATCCCATTCATCAAGAATCTAGCGTTCATCCGCTTTTTATCAAAGCCCTTTAGGTTGTGAGCTATAACTATGTCAGCCTCATTAATCATGCCCCAAAGTGACTCACAAATCCTTTTATCATCTTCGTTGGCTAACTCTTTAGCTGTTACCTTACCTGAGTAAACCTTATCCTCCATAAACCACTTCGCTGACCAGCACAACATAAACCAATCGCTTATTATAGCTTCGGTGTGAATGTTTTGTTTCCACCTTCCCCAAACATACGCTCTTAGAGGAGCTGTTTCAATATCAAATATTAAAATTTTAGCAGGGGTTAGGTTTTCTAACTTAGGGGTTTCCTTTACGGGAACTTTCTTCATCCACTCAGAGATGTGTTTTTGTTCTCGCTTTAAATCCTTACTAAAGCTACTACCGTTCCTTCCATTAGCTCTCCGGCGGTTTCTAACCATACCCCTGACACACTCAACATTAGTGAATAACTTGGGATGTTTCTTATAGATTAGTTTAGCTAGTGTAAGCGATAGAACATCTTTATTTTCCTCGCAATACTTTGTAACAAGGTCACGGCCTTTTTTGCTTACTTTCATTGCTCTAAGATTTCGTTTTCTAATAGTTCCGGATCAAAGCCCCAAATGTTACATATTGTGTCCATAAAGTGTTGGTAGAATGTTTCAAACTCTTCCTGGTCCATAGATGCAAAAGATATACTTTTTGCCTTATAAGTTGTGACTCCTTTGTGATTTATGTATGCATCAAAAAACCCTGCTGCCTTGGTCAGCTCTTCCCTCATAAATTCAATATCGTTATAAACGTCTTGATTGTCGAATGTCAACCTGAGTAACGCCCAAAACTTCTCATGGTGTTGAGGGTTGCGGGGTTTCTTAATCGTTAATTCTATAACGTCCCCAACGCTTAATTTGTTATAGTATTCGCTTTCAAACCTTGGCACTAGCCCAAACTCAGTTTTAATGTATAAATCGGGTTTCATTTTTTTAAATAATATCCGTTCTTTGAGAAACCGGGTTCATAGGTGTGGAGGGTTAATTCAATTCCTCGCTCTTTCTTCCAAAAATCACCCCACTCACTAAACCAGTTTACTGCTTCGTGAATTTCTGAAAAAATCCCACTAAATAGTTCGATTTTTCCAGCTTCATTAATGTGGACGTAATGCCAACCATGTTGGTTTGTTTTGTTTTCTTTCGTAATCATCCTATTATCAATTTAAATTGTTTCTTTAGTTTTTTAAATTCAAGGGTAAACTCTTTTAAGTCAACCGTTCTTTGATCTTCCTCTAGCCTAATTAAAATCAATTTTTCTAATGACGATTCTAAGGAAGTAAAATACATAGCGTTATTGTAGTAGTCATATCCTTTTTTTGAAACCCTTGGCTTATAAAGAATGTAGTTGTTATCCTCTACCTTGACCTGATAGGGTTCTAGTAATTTGTCTTTGATTATCATATTATGTTAAAAGATTTAGTTGCTGTATTGTATTTAATATTGACTAGGCTAGGACATTGCCCCAACCAATATTGCTTTAACTTTTGGCAATATAGTTTATTAGTCTCATATTTCCTAGAAACATTGCCATACTCATCTTGATTTTCTGTTCCAACGAAATCCCGCCAAAAAGAAAGGATGCAATCTGCTATGTTGTAGAAGTCTGAGGACCCGCTAATATCATAAGGTTTCACTACATCGTAATTACCATCATCGTCCTTACTCATCTTCCTTGGGTGTGCTACCATGAAAACCAAAGAATTATACTTCTTAGCGAAGTTGGCAAACCCCCGAAGAACCGGAGCTATACTACTATGCTCATGTCCGTCCTTTTCTAAATAGTTAAACGGATCCACCACAAATAGATTAGTTCCAAACCGCTTATTCATAGACTGCATGATTTTAAGTATCTCCTTATAGTGCATACTATCTACCTCCACCGTGTCAACGAATTGGTAATCCTCCTTAATCAT